AGAATATACAGAAACACACAAAAAAGGGTGCGTCACAGACTTATGACACACCCTCCTTATTTGGTTGCGGCGGCAGGACTGATGACAATCCTACTACCGCCGGATAAGATTTTAGATGCCCAATATCATAACCAACACATTAATAATATGATATACCTTATTATATATAGGGGAGAAAAGAACTAAAAAAAAAATCAGTAAGTACTAATTTTCGTTTGAATTTAGTCCTTTTTATCCTTACTTTCGAGAAGTTTTATATAATTCTCCAATGTATTGATGCGTTTATCCTTTTCCTGGATTAACTCTTTGAGATACTGGGTCTCCATTTTACTATTGTTAATCTTCACGTTCGAGAGAACATTATTAGAACCAATGACTTCTCCCGTCTTTTTCGTGGCCCACTCGGGAATGGTAAAGAAGTCATCCATCGAGCACTTGAGTACATCACGCATACGCTCAAGGGTATTGCAAGTGACACTCGTTGCCGTTTCAACATGATACAAGCCAGTTGATTTTCCCTGAAAAACCTGTTCTTCGAACTGTTTCTTGGTTAAACCAGCTTCTGCTATTAACTTTCTGAGTACCTGACCGTTATACATAACAACACAATTTAATTAATAATATTTAACTAATATCTATTAGTATTTTTACTAAAAGATATTAGTATTTTCTAATTTTTATTCGTAACTTTGCAACAAAGTTAATAATAATATTTGAAATATGAAAGAAAATATGCAAAAAAGTGATGAAAAAAATTCATTGCGCGACTGGTACAACGAGATTCCTCGTAACAAGCGCAACAAGTTCATTTTGGCTCTGCAGCTGAAATTCGGCATGTCGGCATCAGGCATCTACGACAAGATCAAGAAGAACAACTGGTTGCCATACCAGCGTGAGATGGTAGATGAGGTTATCAACGAGGGTAAATGGGAGAAATAAATGGGAAAGATGACTATCAAGTGCAACAGCGAACAGCTGAAGTACATCCAGAAGGACTTCGAGGACGCTAGCGTTCCGGTCGATATGTCGTACGGACCTTTCCATAAAGGCAAATCTGAGGTTAATCTTTTCTACGATGACGCTGAAGACGGAATTGTAGAAGGAATTGTTAAATATAGAATGAGAAACAATGAAAAGAAAGATTAAAACTATGTCTATAGAGGATGCCATCAAGGAAAAATTCCCTGATGCTACTATATATGAAGTTAGAAACGACCGTTTTGGCACCTGTATATTAGGTGTAGTTCCCACCAAAGATGGGAAAGATCATATTGTCGAATGGGATAAAAGCGGGACTGCTTCCGAATGTGAGGTAGGCGGTAGAGACTTCCGGGAAATCAGATGGAACGAAGAGGAGCAGCGACCAGAATACATCCACACCAAGCTACTTCTCCACGACGATAGATTTAACGTACAAGTAGATGCCTCCAATTAAATGTCTAAGCTGTCCAATAGGGGTGAACTGTATCAACGGAAGATACTGCCCCCTATTTCGCAGATATATAGAGCATAGCTCTGAACCACTCGGATGTACACCTGAAAAAATAAACGAATATGAAAGCAATAATGACACTGGAATCAGGGTATAAGGCTATCATAGATTTCCTTCCCCCCCACTACGTAAAAGATTCGAGACACAAGCGGAATTCGAAATCCGCATTCTCTCAGAAATCAACCGATCTCAGCCAAATGCTGTCAACAAAGCCGTAAAGCTACATATCCTAAGGCATTAAGGCTATCGGCAGCAAGTATTTTGTTTTGAGCCTGCAAACATTTATCTTTGCAGGCAGTTTTTAAAGGAAAAGAAATATGATCAAAGCAGAACAGATTTACCAGGCAACCGATGACGGACTGGACATAATCATCGCATTATACCCGGACGCTAAAGAATGCGTGCAGAAATACTGCACAGGAACGCCCAAGAAGCACTTTGCCATCCGAAAGGAGAATACCCCATCGTGTTCCCTGAAGAAGTACAAGGAATGCTGGAGAGTAACAGACTTTGGAGGCGAAGGAAATGCAGAATCTCCTATCGATCTCTATATGAAGGAGAAGAATATCGACCGTTTCCCTGATGCCATCCTTCGCCTGGCAGCAGAGTATAACGTTACCGATGAGCTCAAGAAGGATGTAAACAAGCCTACTTTTGCAGAACGTGATGCCACCATCGATGAGAAAGATGGTACCCGCATCTTTGAACTCAATGATAAATTCACGGAAGATGAACTGAAGGTTCTTGGTCCAAACGTGAAGCAGGAACATGTGGATGCCCTCAACTGGCATTCAGCCAAATGGATTGGATATGTCAAAGACCGCAAGGTCAAGATCAAATACAGCAATGAGCACTACCCTATCTTCATGCGTGAGTGCCTGGTTTCTCCAGCTGAAGGAGAGAAACCGGAAGTAAAATTCTACAAGATATACGAACCACTCAACTTCAGCAAACAGTGGAGATTCTCATATACTCCTGATGGTGTCAAGCCTAAGAAGTACATCAATGGTCTGGCTGAGCTCAAGAAAGCATACCATGAGTTCAACGCCAAGGAGATGGCTGAATTCAACAAGACCAACGTCGATGAATCGAAGGTCTATAAAGAGCAGAAACTTCCTGAAGCATTCATCTGCAGCGGAGAACGAGACAGCCTCTGCTGCAAGTCTCTCGGTTACCACCCTCTATGGTTCAACTCTGAGACCTACAAGCTCAGCGAGGAGGAATACAGAGAAATCATGAAGTATGTGGAAGTGCTCTATAATATACCGGACATCGACGAGACCGGCATCTCCAAGGGAACGGAACTTGCCCTGCGCTACATTGACATACATACCATCTGGCTGCCACAATGGCTCAGGACCTACCACGACAACCGAGGAAAAGGCCGCAAGGATCTCCGTGACTGGATGGAGCTGCGCAATACCCGCAAGGACTTCCGCAATCTGATGACGCTGGCCATGCCTGCCCGTTTCTGGGTGAGCAAGCTCAACAAGAAGTCCAACACCTGGGACCACTATATCGATACAGCGTGCCTCTACAATTTCCTTCGCCTTAACGGTTTCTACACGCTCCACGACGAGAACTCCATCATCACGAAGTATGTAAGAATCACCGGTAACATCGTGAAGCTCATCACCACAAGAGATATCCGTGAGTTCTGCCGACAATGGGTCATCGACAGAGCAGAAAAGCGAGATATTCTCAACCTGGTATTGAATACCCCGAAGCTCTCCAGCGCTGCGCTCGATTCACTCCAGGAAATAACGCTTGACTTCACCAATTACACCAATCACTCCCAGCTGTTCTTCTTCCCTCGTGTCAGCATAGAGGTAACCAAGGATGGCCTGATTGAGTATCAGCGTGAAGGAAGCTCGCTCAAGAACTACGTATGGCAGGAGAACGTCATCGATCATAACTTCAAGAAGCTCGATGATATGTTCACCATCACGCGTACCATCGATGAGGATGGCAGACCGAAGTTTGATATCGAGGTCAAGAACGTGAGTTCTCACTTCTTTGGCTATCTGATCAACGCCTCACGCACCTACTGGCGCAAGGAACTGGAATACAACTTCGAGGAGAGAAGCGTTGATGAAAAAGAAGCATATCATAAGGCTCACCTATTCGATATCGCAGGTGAAGGCCTGACCGATGTCGAGATTGCCGAACAGAAACAGAACCTCATCAACAAGATATTCACATTCGGGTATATGCTTCATCATTACAAGTCTCCCTCACGAGCATGGGCGCCTATGGCCATGGACAACAAAATCGGTGAAGACAACGAATGCAACGGCCGTTCGGGTAAGAGTTTCTTCTTCAAGACACTCTCTTTGCTGATGAAGACCGTTAAGCTGTCCGGTAGAAACCCGAAACTGATGGACAACCCTCATGTCTTCGACCAGGTAACCCAGCACACCCAGATGCTGCTGCTCGATGACTGTGACCGGTATCTCAACACAGGACTCTTCTATGATAATATTACTTCAGATATGACTGTAAACCCAAAGAACAACCAGAGCTTCACTATACCTTTCGAGGATAGCCCGAAAATTGCCTTCACTACTAATTATGTGCCGGCAGATTTCGATCCGTCTTCAGAGGCGAGATTGCTGTATATGGTGTTCTCAGACTATTATCATCAGCGCACGGAGGATAATGACTACCAGGAGACCAGAAGCATCAGAGATGACTTCGACAAGGATCTATTTTCCAAGACCTATTCTGAGGCCGAATGGAACGCAGATATCAACTTCTTCCTGCAATGCTGCCGCTTCTACATATCTCTCGTGGGAGAACCCGTAAAGATACTGCCACCAATGGAGAATATCGTTAAGCGCAAGTTTAAAGCTGATATGGGTGTAAACTTCGAGGATTGGGCCAGTTCTTATTTCTCTGAGGAGAGTGGAAGACTCGACGAGTTTGTCGTAAGAGAAAAGGCATTTACAGACTTCAAACAGTTCTCTGGCCTTAACAAAGCAACGACACAGAGCTTTACCAAGAAGCTGAAGGCATTTGTGGAGCTATGCCCATACATTGAAGCCCTGAACCCGGATGACCTCTGTAACAGCCAGCATCGCATTATCAGAAGAGATCCAGCGCATCCTGATGGAAGCCCGGTTGAGATGATTTATCTCAGAAGCAAGAAGAGTGATTCTCCAAAAGAAGAAACTCAAGCAAAAAAGGGTGATTATCAATCGACAATCGACTGGAGCAAGATAGATACTAATAGTAACGAAGCTTTCTAACCCCTACATATATAATAGGGTATATAGCCCCAAGTTATAGTGCAAAGGTACAAAAAATATCTGAATTATGCAAATATTTTCGGCAAAAATTTCAAGCGAAATTCGCTGATTTTTATATTTCTTTTCTCATGTTACGAGGGAGTGATGAGCATCTGTTCATCGCTCCCTTTTTCGTCTTCACCAGGTATGGCCAGCCCTGCTCGACAGGCCCATTTTAGCCCTTTTCCCCCGCCTACCGCTGTTTTCCCCACTCCCCTTTCTTATTTATTATACAAATCTTTTGTAACTCTGTAACAGAATGTTGGTGAAAGGATATAAATAACTAAAAAAGAGCGAGTTAACCAAAACCCGAGCCGTTACAAAGTTACGTTACATCTCAGTTACAAAGTTTTTGAAGTTTGTAACGAACTGTTTTTGTAACAGCGCCCCACCTTCTCATATAGGTTATGTTACAACTTTGTTTTGGCTCACTTTTTTGTATCGAAAAAATGTATCAAAAGAATAGCACTGATTATCAGTAAGTTACAAAGCCGTAGTTACACGATACAAAAATACAAACTTTTCGGACGAAATTACATCACATCAAATTTACTAAGAAATATTAGCTTTTTACCAATAATTATTAGTTATCTCAATTTTTATTTGTATCTTTGCCGAAAAATGGCATATGAATGGAGTAGTTTACATCAAGGTGCCTGCTCATATCAGGCAATGGGCATACCATAGTTATGGAAATCCAATTATTTTCCCTATCATCGGCAACGAGGTTGCCGTCATACGTCGGTTCACAAGTAAACCGCCTCAGGCTAAACTGTCGCCTGTAGAACAGGAGAACCAGGAAGAGATGGAGAAGGCGGATGCCGCCTCACTGCACCAGAGCGTGACGAATACCTTCAAAGATGAGGAGTACGAACAGAGCCGATGGCTCATTCACCCTAATGAGTATATCGCCATCTCGCTTCCGGAATCCAAGGCAAAGCCAATACGTGAGTACAACTACCTGGGCCCACGTGCCAGAAGAGCCGTGAAGGAGATGATCACCGACCTTTTCAAGATAGACCTCTGGGCATCCCTGAAGGACATCGCTGACCGCTCATGCAAGCTTTCATCACTCATTTCAGCCTGGTGCGAGCAACATGGCATTGGCATTGATTATGAGGATACCGTGCGCCAATGCTTCTACAGAATGCGCGATCAGCACGCAAAAAAGGGCGTAAATTTAAACTCTACAACAAGATTTAATAAAGATTAATACATTTTTTTCCGTTTCGGCGAACAACTCCGAACAGAATAGAAATATTCGAAATAACCAAACAACTTAGAAATATGGCATACATCAAAAACATCATCAAGATTGAGATGACAGAGGCAGAAAACCTCAAAAGTGTCGTCTTCCCTATGGATCAGAGATGCATTGTACCGTCGGCTGCTAACTTCCGGTCAATTCAATGCAAAGTTCCGTCAAGTTGTGAGATTTCCGACAAAGTAGAGTCAAAAGTCCGCATTTTCACCTCCAAGCTCACCTTCAAGTCGTGCGAGCAGATAGATCCGAACTACCGACCTCTAGCCTTCAGAATCACCACGGCAGATGGCATCCGCTACCTTATGGGCTGCGACCGCCGACCATATCCGGTACTCACCCGTACCGAAAACCTGCCAAGTTCACATACGGAATCATCCCTGATTACCTATACAGCGACTTGGACAGACGGCATCAGACCGCTCCAAATCATAGAATAAGTTTTTTTATTTCTTCTCCTTATTATATAACTTTGCGGCAATCAAATTCGCTAAGTTGTATGAAATATCAAATATCTATCACCGGTTATATAGGGTCGTGGACCAAGTTTATGGTCCGCGATATCCTTAATAACAACAAAGGCAAGCACGTCGATGTAGCCATCGATTCGCCGGGCGGTGCGGTTTCCGCAGGTCTCGCCATCTGTCAGATGTTCAAGGACCATGGCGATGTGACGGTTGACTTCCAGGCGGGCTTCTCTGCATCCGCCGCCACCATCTGTGCGATGGGCGCCAAGAAGATCCGAATGAACAAGTACAGTTTGCTCCTGGTTCATAAGTGTTCCACGGAGCAGTTTGTATGGAGCGCCCTCAATGAGGAAGAAATCGGTTCCCTCATCGAGCAGCTGCAGAAGCAACAGGAAGACCAGCAGAAGATAGACAATATCATTGCAAATGTTTACTGCGATCGCTCGGGAAAGAAGCACGAGGATATCATCAGGGTGATGTCTGAAGCCAAATGGCATACCGTGGATGAGTGCATCGATCTCGGTTTAGTCGATGAGTCGATGGATGGCAAGCCGGCTGAAATCACGGAGTCAACACAGAACTTCATCAAGTACAACAATCTTCCAGCACTGCCAGAGGTCGTCAATTCCTGGTATGAGAAGAAGCCGGGCTTCCTGGAACGAATCTTCGGAAAGGAAAACTCACACAAAAATGTTTTAGATATGATTAAGAAATGGACTCACATCAACAATGTTCTCAACGTAGAGGGCATTGAGGCAGAGGAATCAGCCAAGGACTGCACCATCTCCCAGGAGCAGATGCAGAAACTGGAGGATAAGATTGCTGCCGACTCCAGCTCGATCAAGACCAAGAACGAGGAACTCGACAAGGTCAAGAACGAGAAGAAGGAACTGGAGGATAAGGTCAAGAACCTGGAGAAGGATAAGAAAGACCTTGAAGAGAAAGTAAAGGATCTGGAGAAAGAACCGGGTGGCGAAACCCACACTGCCGTAGATGACAACAAGGCTCAGGACTTCTGCTCAGATCAAGTATCGGACGTTTTAATTGATTTTGCATAATATGGCAGAGAATGATAAATTTGTTGCACCTGTTGACGTACAGGAACAGCTGCAAAAGACGGCAAAGATCTACCGTAATAAGTTAATCACCATGCCTACCAGAGGTCTGAAGAAGTCACTCAGCTACATGACTCTTCGCCCAGGCATCCGTGTATCAGAGACCGTAGGCGAACTTACAGGCGGTGCTGAGTTCGGTCCATACGATGAGAACCGCGTAGCTGACGGCAACGTCAAGATTACACCTCGTACCCTGGAGGTGTTCTTTGGCAATGTCGATATCAAGTTCTCACCTAACTCAGTTTATTCCACCATCTGGGGCGCCAACGTCACTAATGGCGATGCCCTGAAGAATGTGCCTATCACGCTGCAGGTTCTTCAGCTCCTCGCCCTGAAGCTCGGCAAGAACCTCGACAAGGTTCTGTTCAAGGCAGCACGCAACCCTACAGGAACAGGTTCTGTTGACCTCTTCAATGGTTTTGATACCATTGCCAAGACTGAACTGGATGCCGGCAAGCTTTCAGCCAAACTCGGAAACCTCATCAAGGTTGCAGATATCCTGGGCGACAACAAGACCATCAACGATGACAACGCCGTAGATTTCGCACAGGGCATCTGCGAGTTTGCCGATGAAGAGCTGATGGCAGAGGATAAGGTTTACCTTTACGTTCCTCAGTCATTCGTCAACCTCTACAACCGTGCCTTCCTCAAGAAGTTTGGTGCTGCTCCTTACAACAAGGATTACAACCACCTCACCGTAGAAGGATTCGGCAACGTTGAGTTCGCTGTCCTTTCCAACAAGAAGGATGCTCCTTTCTTTGAGCTTACTACCAAGAGCAACATGCTGGTGGGCGTCAACGAGATCAACAACAACGATGCTGAGCAGATTAAGGTCGAGAAGTATCACCCATGGAAACTCGACTTTATTGCTACCAAGTTCTTCGGTACCCAGTTTGAGAGCATCAACAAGGAGCGAGCCCTGTTCATCACCGATGATGGTACCAAGCCACTCATCCAGAAGGCAGCCACATCATCTGCCAGCCAGACTGGCGGCAAACAGAGTGGCAAGGACGATACCGCTGACGGAAACGTCTAATGTTTCACCTTATATAATATAGGAGATTAAAAAATGGCATGTACTAACAAAGATTTATATAAATCAGTGCGCAAATGTCCGGGTACGATTATTCGTCCCGGCATTAAGCCGAAGTTCCTGGCCATCCCGCTTTCGCAGATTCTTGCATGGCCAAAGCTTCCAGATCCTGGCGATACCACCAAGGGACTGGAGGAACTCGCCACCTATAAGGGTGACTTCACTCTTGCCGCTGATGCCAAGTGGCACGCAGTTGACCTCGTAGCACTCAAGTCTTCCATCACCACGGAGACTCAGGGCGAAGCTCCATCAGCTACCTTCCTCAACAAGGCAGAGTATATCATCGGCGGCACTGATGCCGATATTACCGGTTTCGGCCGTATGGCGATCAATGACGAACTGGTCTATGCCCAGCAGGATCCTAACGGGCGCTTCCGCATTCTCGGTAACGAGATGTTCCCGGTGAAGACCACATTTGCCCAGAACAGCGGCGCCGGAGCTACCGACTCAAAAACCTCAACTCTCGGCGTAGAGGCCACCGATTTCTGCCCTGCTCCATACTATGATGGCAAGCTTGAGACAGATGAAGGTGATATCAAGGGCAGCGATGGCTCTGCTTGGGAAGCAACCGGTCATGCGTAAGATTTGCCCAAATTTACATAACTACACATACTGATTTGCTTAGGTGGCTCTCGCTTCGTGCCTGAGCCGCCTTTGTTTGTTTTCACCTTATTATATAATTGAATATGGATCATCAATTTACAAGACAGATGCAGGAGTGGCTCAACTCCAAGCACGAATCGGATGCTGAAATCATCAAGGGAGCAGATATGCTCTTCCGTCTCAACCGAAACCGGTTCTATCATGTCCGAGCAACCCGACAGCCCCAGGCATACCGCACCAACATAGAGTATGAACTGAATAAGTTCCTCAAGATCCGTCTCGACAACATGACCATCGAGGAGGTCAGGAAGATGAACGATATCGTGATACCTGAAGCCCAGGCTATCATTGCCGAAGGAGAAGCGGAGAAAATCGGAGAAAATGAGAGAATATCAGAGAATAACGGAGAAAATCAGGGAAAATCGGAGAAAAACGGCGATTCCATCGAGGAAAATGCCTCTACCGATGATACAGAACTCCCGTCCTCGGATAGCGATGGAGTGGCTGTTGTCCGTAAGGGCAAGCGCAAGGATCACGATTTCCTGCCCAAGGAAGTAGCCGACCTCTGGGATATCAACGCCAAGCGATACAAGGAAATCAAATCTACCTTCGAGACGCTCAAGGCGATGGAAGACAAGGAACCATGCGACCGATACGAGCATCTGAAGATTCTTTCGGATCTCGACAAGAAGTATCGTGCCGATATGCTCACCTACGACTCATACCAGGTGACACGTGCCGACCGTGACCGTGTAGCTAAAGCCAGACTCGCCGAAAATGCCAGCCAGGGTTAAAGTTGCCGATATACTCAAGCCCATCGATGAGGTGAAGACACAGGCATACTTCGGACGGCACCTGCACACACTCGGACTCATCAAGTGGATCCTTTCACAGATTGGTCCTGCTGATGTGTGGGTGTCTTCCTACTCCACCTCCGAGGAGTTCCTCAGAGGTTTCCGCCTGATGCGGGATTCGGGCAGCATCTCGTCGGCAAAGATGCTGCTGGATGTGAAGGCAAGCAAGAAGACCGTACACCTGTGGCGGCTTATGTCGGCATGCTTCGATGATGTCTATCTGGGCGAGAACCATTCCAAGGTGACGCTTTTCCGGAATGATCAGCATGTTGTTTCGGTCGTCACGTCCCAAAACCAGACATACGGCAGCCGTGACGAGAGTACCATCATCACCACGGAACCACAGGTCTTTGCCGACCTGTTCAATGGATATACCAGTCATTGTGACAATCAAAGCTTAAGAATCAATGGAAATTACTCAGGAGTTACTCAACAAAGTGCAAGAGCTGGCAGAGAACCTGACTCCGATCTCGGAGATGTCCGTCCTTTTGGATATTAAGGAGGATGTTCTGCGTGAAGAGATTCTCGACCCTGCATCAGAGCTCCGGCGCGTCTATTATCTGGGCATGGCAAAAGTCAGGCAGCAGATTCGCAGGAATGAGCTGGAACTGGCTGCAGCCGGCTCACCTCAAGCCGTACAGCGCACACATGAATATCTGAATAAAATGATAGAGGAGATCAAGATATGAGAGAACCAGCTAACATCGATGCCATCATCGACCTGATGGACCGCACACCCGAAGAGATGGATGCACAGAATGTTCCCGCACCCGTGCGTGACCGCATTCTGCGCATCCGGGCTCTTTATGCCTGGTGGCTCATCAATCCACGCAAGACAGACCAGGAACTGGTCTTCAAGGATATGCAGGACTACAAGGTGCAGCGCATGATGGCTTACAATGACCTGCACCTCATCAAGCTCATATTGGGCAACCTGCAGAAGGTTTCCAAGGACTTTGCCCGGTACCGCTTCGACCAGATGATTCAGCGCACCTACGAGAAGGCAGACAATATGGGCGATGCCAGAGCCATGGCTGCAGCAGCTGCCGCATACGGCAAATACCACCTGCTCGACAAGGAAGACCCTGTGGATAACGGCTACGACATGATCCAGCCTCAGGTATTCATACCTACTACCGACCCTCGCCATCTCGGACTGAAGCGCATACCGAACGTGATGGGTACCATCAAGAAGCTCATCAGGAAATACACCGACAACTCCATGGATCTCATCAGGATCGAGAGCGAGGATTATGACGAGCAGCTCCTGGAATATACACCAACAGAAGAAGTCAAGGAAGAGGAGAATTCATTATGATAGAGCAATATTTCAATCCGGCACAGCAGGAAGTAAACCTCATCAATGCCCGCGACTCTGTGGTCGTGGGCGGTCGTGGTATCGGAAAGAGTATCCTGCATGCCACCTTCAACCTGCGCAACATGCAGCGTATGCCCGGAAGCGACGGAGGTTTCGTATCTGCCAACACCAAGCGATGCCTCACCAATACGCTTCCTTCCATGCTCCAGCACTGGGAGCGATGGGGATTCCACCGGGGCAAGCATTATCTCATCGGCATCAAGCCACCCAAGAAGCTGGGATGGCCGGAACCGGTAATCCCGCCTTCCAACTGGGAGAACACCATCTCTTTCTATAACGGGTCCATCGGTACCATCATCTCGCAGGACCGAAAGGGAACCTCCAACTCCCTCTCGCTCGACTACCTGGATATCGACGAGGCGAAGTTCATCAACTTCGAGCAGCTGAAGGATGAAACCTTCCCTGCCAACCGTGGTAACGTGAATCTTTTCGGGCGCCACTACTACCATCACGGCATGCTCATCACCTCGGATATGCCCGTAACCAAGAAGGGTTCCTGGTTCCTCAACTACAAGAAGGACTGCGACCAGCAGCTCATCGACGCCATCTCTTCGCTCGTGGTGGAGGAATATGATATCCGCAACCGTATCAAGACCTCAGGGCACATCAGTCTCTATGCCAAGCGCAGACTCAAGGAGATAGGGCTGCACCTGGCACAGCTGCGCTCCAAGGCTCTCTTCTATAAAGAGTATTCTTCGGTATATAACATCGAGGTACTGGGTATGGATTTCATCAAGCAGATGAAGCGAGATCTGCCAGCCCTCACCTTCCAGACCTCCATCATGTGCAAGCGCCCTTCCATCTCGCTCGACGGCTTCTACTCCAATCTCCGGGATGTGAACCTATATACGGCGCCTAACCTCGCCTATCTGGACGGGCTGGAGTATGATATCGACAAGCTTCAGCATGTGGATTCACGCATGGATGATGATGTGGATCCCGACCGCCCGCTGTGCATCGCCTTCGATGCCAACGCCCTGATCAACTGGATAGCCGTGGGACAGGACAACCTGCGGGGTGAAGCCCGCTGCCTGAAGAGTATCTTCGTGAAGTATGAGGAGAAGCTGCCTGCCCTGCTCGATAAGTTCATGCAGTATTACGAGTATCACCGCTGCAAGGAGGTGAACTTCTACTACGACTCCACCTTCGTGGGCAACAACTACGCCCTGATGAATGATGACTTCCATACCTTCATCACCAACTACCTCACAGACCATGGCTGGTATGTGAACGATGTGTATCTGGGCAACCCGATGAGACATCTTGAGAAGATGCTGCTCCTCAACCGTATGTTTGTGGGAAGAGCTGAGCACAGGATAATGATCAATAGCGAGAACAATGAAGACCTGCTCATCTCCATCCGTCTGGCAGGAGTGTATAACGGCAAGAAGGATAAGCGTGGAGAGAAGCTGGCTGAGACCGAAGAGGATAAGCTGGAGGCTCGCACCGACGGTTCTGATGCCTTCGATACGCTGATGATTGGTATAGAGAAGTTCCCGCAGTCTGATGGGTACATCGCTACTGGCTCTATGCTGTAACAGATAAGCTCTCATAAAAAATGTTCTAATGTAAATCTGGTGGTGGCATTCTTGCCCGACCGCCGTTGAGGGGAGTGCGCTGCGAAGCGTGCTCCCTTTTCTTTTCCTTTTACCTTCTTACAAATTCTTTAACGGTCGTTTACATATTCCGCCCGTCTCAAGGAGGCAGGAAGCGCCCTCGGGCGTAGGGCAGTGGGGGAGGCTTTTCGGCGACAAAGGGGAATTATTTTCCCTTTGAATCCCTAAAACCCCGATAAAATCGAGGTTTTCCAACCTTTGGGTGTGGAAAACCTGTCGTAAAACGACACATTCGGCATCTTCAACTTCGAGGTCGAAGCCTGCCAAATGTTGCGATTTCATCGGTCTAAGGTATGTTTTCCGTTCCAAAGACCGCAAAACATCGTTTTTTCATAGCGCAAATTCCTCATCTCCCTGTATTGTATATTTTAGTTAAAATTTGCGCATTTTTATGCCCTGCTCTTTGTTCTTTTGGATATTATTTATTATCTTTGCACCTACAAAAGATAATAATGCTATGCATGATTCGGGCAGGCTTCGTGTAGAGCAATATATAACGATATACAGCTGTAATGGCTCGTGCTGAAGGACTGCCCTCTGGATGCACGAGCCGTTTTTATTTATGAGAAAGATAATAGGATACGATGATGATGAGTGGAGCCATTCAAGCGATGATGGCAGCGGATACTCAAATGAAGGTCATGGCAAACATTGAAAATTTAATTAAGGCTACAATGAGAATTATCAGGAAGTCTATTCCTACAGACCACTTGATAGCTCTCATCGCCTTATCTATCACCTGGCATCTGTCTGTGAGCTGCTGCCTGTTGTAGTGGTAAGCTTCCTCTGCATATTCTATGCTATCCAGCAGACAATTCTTCAGGTATATCTTGTTGGCCACATCATCACTTCCGCCCGAGTGTCTTCTTGCATAAGCAATGTTTTTGTCCTGCATATACCCACTTGCAGCGCTTCCTGCATACCTGAATCCGTGTACCGATATAACTTTAGTAAACATCAGTAATAAGGCATCGCTAATTCCGAACCATAGAACTAAAGCCAGCAAGAACTGCACCAAGTCATGGGTATTAACCATAAAAGCAGTAAGTCCCGTAAAACATGTTAGCAGGAAACCAGTCATGGTGTAAGCTCTGTCTGTAGATTTGCGCAACTGCTCTAAAGAACTTCCCAATCTGGCATCGGCTCTAGCGAGAATAACCTGGGCTAACTCTACAGAGATAAAAGCCCGCATTTCTTTTGATATAAATCTTTCTTCCATATACTATATATAAAAAATGAAAAACACTGCAAAGTTAATCATTTTCCTCGATAAAACGAGTTTTCCTGTTCTAATTGTTAAATCTTGCTTAATAATACGTTTTTTCGTAGTAAATATTTGGGTAATACGAAAATTAGTAGTATCTTTGCATCGTCTTAATACAAATTGTGTTCAATGGCTTTAAATTACAATTTAAACGAAAAAGAAGCGGAACTGATAGAGGCTATCAGGAATTACAGGCTATCTTACCCAGATGGTTATCCGCAATTATTATGGTATGCCCAGCAGCTTTTTGATGACTTGGTTGACATGCCAGAGTAACTAACAAAAAGCCCTCCCTTCGGGGAGGGCATTAAAAAACAATGGAATTATGGAATTTGCAGCAAAAACAAAACAGGTTAAGGACAGTGCCGTAAAGCAGCGCATTCAGGATATCCAGTTATTGGTATCATGGCGCGAGATAGCACGCACTTATTTTGGGAAATCGTCATCATGGCTCTACCACAAGCTTGATGGTATCGATGGTAATGGTGGTGTAGGTGGTTTCACCGAAGAAGAAAAAGTAATGCTCCGTGGAGCGCTATGCGAGGTTTCAAATCGCATTCGTGCCGCTGCGGATAGAATCTAAGAAAAATGAGGCTAGGGGCTAAGCACTCCCCTATAAGACAAAAGACACCATAGCCTTGTGGTGCTAATCATGCGATTAGGCATGGTTAAAATTCAATTAACTAAATAAATATATAGAAGCAACAAAAATTAATACCCTCGGTACTTTCCGCACCGGGGGTATTTTTTTGCGGAATATGCACGGAAAATGCGGGGAAAATCGAGGAATTTCGGAGATAATCATTCCTTCTTTTCGTTTTCATTCCTTTATCAGAAAGCAGAGTGTTCTAATCTTTATAACAAACTTTATAGCAAAGTTTATAGTTAAAATTGCAATAAATATTTGGCAGTATCAGAAAAAAAGATGTATTTTTGCAGCGGTAGAAAAGAAGCAACAATAACAAAACAACAACGCAAGTAATGAGAGCATTAAGAATTACAAGACGTAGAGCTGTTAGCTCTATGACCATCGCTCGCCACCCTTTAGCAGAAGGCTTGCGTAGTTTAGGAAGCCTCGGTGGCGACAACAGCCTGTTCAACGATTACTTGAAAGGCAACAATGTGTCTGACTTGAGGAAAGACTGGGAAGCTGTAGGTTCTGATATGAGGAAAGTTTTAGATTCCGTGCCGTGGACATCTTCTAAACGAAAAGAATATGAATGAGAATAAAATTATAGACTACATACTAGGACTGTTCACAAAGAACGAAATGAGCAAGGATGATATTCATTGGACTATCAACGAAAAGTTTGATTACGACAATGAACCATTGCTGATATTGAACAGACTGATAAGAGAAGGACTCATCCTCGAAATGGGAGAAGCATACTACAGCCTTACCAGTGAAGGGCGAAAAGCCAAAAAGGGATACGCGAAATATGTAAGGAACCGAAAATTCTGGCAATACATCGACAAGGCCAACAAGGTTTCTACCCTTGTAAAGTTCCTCTATGGCGCAGGAGGCTTCATTGCAGGATGGCTGGCCAAGGCCTTAGCAAATGTTCTTGGCATGTAGCAGGACTACCAGCAGGAATAGGCATACCATGATAAGAACCAGGATACCCAGTATGCTTTTTACAGCATACCCCAAACCGCCATTTTTATGATAGTCGTGCCAGATGGGGCTGAATGAATCCAGCAGGGAGCGCTGCTGCTTCTCGAGCATCTCTACTCGCTTCAAGAGATCTTTTTCTTCCATACCTTAATATATATTATATCCATTAAAAACACCGCAAAGTTAATCATTTTCCACAAAAACACCGCACTTTCCATTGATTAATGTTAAATAGTAGTAAAATAGATACGATTTAACCTAAAATATTTGGCTATTCGTAGTAATATTACTACCTTTGCAGTGTTGAAATCAATAAACAGCGTTCTATGAAAACAGTTAAAGTGAGCAAGATCCTTAGGATCTTAAAGAAAGACGGTTGGGTTAAGGACCGTCAGAAAGGAAGCCACAGGCAATTCGTGCACCCTACCAAAAAGGGGACGGTCACCGTCAACGGTGGAGATAACGATGACGTTTGGGGATTTCTGCTTAAAAGCATCGAAGAGCAGTCAGGGCTTGTGTTCTAAACACAGCCCGCTCTTCGGAGCTGACGCTGTTTCGCATAGCGTGTTTGTGGTTTCGGCACTGAGCGAACTTGGCAAGAGCCTCGGTCGCTCCTTCAGTGAAATATATTAAAGACTATATATATGAATAAGGTTATCATTGATACGGCTCGCACGGAGCAGGGATACAGCGCAGCATGCAGCTTGCTGCCTGGTTGGGTTGTTGCATATAGCGGCGATTTCGAGGGCTTCCGCCAATACGTGCAGGAGAGCATCGACTTCGAGATAGAGGGCTACAAAGAAAGGGGCACGGCTTATCCTGATGTCTTTGATGGTGAATACGAGCTTTACTTCAAGTTCGATGTCCGCTCACTCCTGGACTACTACCGTGGCATCTTCTCCTTTGCCTCGCTCCAGCTCATCACGGGCATCAACCAAAAGCAGTTGGCTCACTATGCCTCTGGCATCTCCAAGCCGCGCCCAGCGCAAGCCGAGAAAATTGCCAACGGCTTGCACAGATTAGCTAACGAATTACAAATGGTCACTGTTTAAGATTTCAACATCAAGGGCTGCTGACCACAGCCAAATGACAGCCATGTACAATGGTTGTACTTTATGGAATTTAAAATTAAAAGATCGCTTTAGAAGCCCCTGGTGCGAGATGCATCGGGGGCTTTTTCATTCCGTTTCATTCCTTTTTCGTTCCTCAACCCCTTGTTTTATGCTCTAAAACATAAAAAAGTCATTTATTTCAAAATTTCTCGCTTTTTTTTTGGCGATTCCAAATATTCTTCGTACTTTTGCCAACGCTTATAAGACGATAGTAAACTATCCGGCAAGGCGTCCGTTATCGCCTATGGCTTCTAGCCGCAGGCTTTTTTTATGCCTAGGAAAATCTTTTTTTCTAACTGGGAAAATAATTTTTTCCAACTGGGAAAATAGATATGCCCAATACATGGCGGCTGCATGAACCGTAAGATTTAATTTGTCCTTCCGGATAAGTCATCGTCTTATAAGCAACGGGGAATGCAGCCGCCACCCTTTTATACAATCGGCTGTTAACGCTTATAAGACGATGCAATATGCAGAATTCTATTTTATTAAGTGATGCGCAGGTGAGACCTGCAGGCATCAGCGTTGAGGAGGGTATCAATACCCTCAAGTGTGCAATCAAGCGTGAGGCTAAGCGTCTCTGGGCTACCAAGAGCGAGGTCTTCAGCTTCCTCTGCGAGGAAAGCGTGAGCTATGGCGAGGTAGCGAAGACCATAGTTGGCATAGTCAGCTTTGTGTGCGTGATGATTGTTGGTGGTTATCTTTTCGGAGGGGAGGTGATGTAGCTATGGAGAAGATGATCAAAAATACTCAGGACGTAGCGGTTAGTGCATCACCACGGCAAGATATTGCCCTGGTTGAGGGCAATAAATTGCCATCACCGGATAAAAATGAGGGCGTCGGCGCGCAGGATGAGCCGCTTACTACAGAGAAATTCCATGAGCTCATTGAAGCCAATACAGCCAAGCTGAATAAGCTTCGCATGGACTACGCCAATAAAATGTCAGACCTGCATGACAAATATAATGATGAGCTGGACGATATTCTCGCAGTGGAGCACCACGCAACTGATGAGCTCCGCAATGCAAGAAAGGTGTATGAGGAAGCCAAAGTGCAGTACGAGCTAAAGCTTCGCGAGCTGATAAAACAACGCACCGAGGCAGGCCGCAGACACAACGTAGGCAAGGCCGAAGCCAAGAGCTTCTGGACTACAGAGAACGAGAAAATCCAGAGCGAGCGCAACCTCATCTTCAAGCGCTATAGAGATTCGGGGGGGGGTACTTTCGGAAGAAGCCAAAGGGCTCCTGCACCCAAGTTGGGAAAGAGACAAGAAAGGAGGAATGAGCGATGAACGAGAATAACCCAACCAACCTGCACATGACAGCAGACGTCTGGAATGCGCTAGTAGATATGATGAACGTTGGCCAGCTGGACAACTTCATCGAGACTCTTGAGTTTGCTCAAGACAAGTTTATCTCAAACGAGGTAATAACCAATGCCGTGGATGATTTCGGCGGTGCCGGACAGGTTCTCCTGATGCTCAATGCATTCAAGCGTATGGAGAACCTCTTCAAGACCATCAACCAGGCTCTGAAGGCGAAAGGAGGTGTGGTATGATGAGAGAAGAGGAGAAGGAGACCAAGGCGGACTATACCCGCATGGCTCTGGACCAGTATCTGATAGACTACCAGCCGTATGATCCGGAAGACAACAACGAGGTTGACTTCAAGACCTCGAAGGAGATACAGAACGACATCAAGGATATGGTTATCGCTCCCGTCTCCACCATCACCGAATATATGGTGGAGCGAGGTTTCAAGATGGTTAAGATAGAAGGCGGAACACTCGCCTGGCATCTGCAGTACGATCATCCTTTCTAGAAAAAACAAGCTTTTGCATTAATAATTAAATACTGGTTAGGCTAAGCGTAGCCTATGCTTCATAAGTTATTTAAGTTAATAAGTAGTACCCAGTCACCGTGAGGTGGCTGGGTATTTTTATATTCACCCTCCCTATCCTATCTTTGCACAAGTTTAATGAAACAAAGATATGATTACAGTTATCCATCAACCCAGCTCGCCGGTATTTACCAGCGCCCTCGACACCTTCCCGTTCAGGATAGGCGGCGAGAATGCCACCGTCACCATCACGTGCGACGGTGAAGAACTGCTCAGCGAGACCTACTACCCTGTATCGGGCAACATCACCATCTACGACCTCGGTACTCTCATAGCTGATGCAGCCAGAAGAACCGTGGCTGCCACCTGCAAGATCAGCATCACGGAACATACGGGAGACAAGAATGTAGATACCTGGAGCAAGGAGTTCAGCGTATATTATGCCACCGTTGACGTGAACATGAGCTGCCAGGCATTCCTGGATTCATTCTTCCTCACCCTGCTCGACGGCACCAAGCTTACACAGCTGGGCCATCGGGAATACCTGCATGCAGCAGGCGAGGAGAGTAGCACGCCGGAGGTGGTTGCCAGCTACTACAACAGGGAGTCGGGCAGCATAAGCACCGCAACCATCGATGCATCTGCCACCCCTACCCATACCGTGAACGGCATCACCACCTTTGATGTTTCGCCCGACAGATACTACGATGAAGCCAAGGGCAGCCTCTTTGCCTATACCGTGACCGTGGGCAGGCGAGTGCAGGAGTACCAGATAGACCATACCCGGGCTATTGCCGACCCGGTGCTGCTCTTTACCAACTCGTTCGGATGCCAGGAGATTTTCTACTGTCTGGGCAGAAAGAAGATAGCCCCTACCTTCGAGCGCAAGCAGGCGGTAATCTCCGGCAGGAAAATCAACTATGCCGTGAAGGAGACCCGCTCCTTCGAGGGCGACACCGGCATCATTCCGCCATCCATGGCACACTTTGCCGAAGACCTGCTCAGAAGCGATGAGATCTATCTTTTCAGGGATTATACCAAGGACAAGGAAATCACCTTCACCGACTCGAAGAGCGAACGGACCAACGAGGAAGACGACATGGCGGAGTTCACATTTACGTATCAGTATGCCCAGAGAGTGCAGAACGTAATCTTCAGGGATGTGGAGAACACGGGAGGCAGAATCTTTGATGACTCTTTCGATGATACGTTCAACTAGAAGTTTCACCCTTATAATTTTGTCGCAGATATGAAAGAAAAGACACCCAGAGCCATCCATATCAACGAGCTGAGACGTGCGCTCGACATTTCGCGCATAGACCGCACGCCCGTGAACCTGGACTGCTGGAAGGCAGCCGACGGCTCCATCATCCAATACCGGGGCTGGCTGGTGAAGAGCAGTTCCTGGCAGCAGGGAACCCACAACCTCTACAATCCGGTGAATCACCAGATACGCAAGGTGAGGGATATCTTCATCTTCAGATACAATGACCATCCAATATACTTATAATAATTATGGCAAGCAACAACAACAGCAACAACATAAACATCACCTATGCCACCATGGGCGAGGTGATGGATTATCAGACATCATCGCCCACGAGCGGTTTCACGGAGTCGTCCACCGTCTTCGATGATGATGGTACCACGCCTCTCGTCAGCGTGGAAGTCGGGGGAAAGGAATATACCTATGTACCCTTCGGCTACGAGAACCAGCTGCCCTACGAACTGATCAACAACATTGGCAGGAGCAGCGTGATGGCTCAGAACAAACTCTTCAACGTGCTCACCTGCTACGGCATGGGCTTCCAGTATAACGACATCGAGACCAAGCTGCCTACGAAGGACAGGGAAGTGAACCTGTTCCGGATGCACAACTCGATGAGCCGCTTCTTCCTGGAGCAGATTACCGACATGAAGTATTTCTTCTTCTGCGTATCTGCCATCGTGCTCAACAAGAAGGGCGACAAGATTGTGGCGGTAAGACACAAGGAGGCGTGCTACTGCCGGTTTACCAAGAGCGTGAACGGACGCTCGGAATATGTGCTCTATGCCAACTGGAGAAATGCCACTGTGCCAGCCAACATAGAGGTGCTGCCGCTGCTCGACGAGCTGGATCCGCTGGGCGACCTGCAGAAGCGCATGGGGCTGGACGGCCAGAACGGCAAGGTGAAGGCAAGACAGTCGGGGCAACCGGGATGCAAGGACAGGGTCTTCGCCATCGTTACCCGCTTCCCTACCCCGGGCTGCCAGTACTATCCCGTGCCCTACTACTCCGCCATCTTCAGGGACAAATGGTATGACATCTCCCGTCTCATCGCCATCGGCAAGATGGCGAAGCTGAAGAACCACGCCACCATCCCCTACCTGGTAGAGATACACAACGACTACTGGCGCGGCATCTTCAAGGAGGAGCACATCACGAGTACGGAGGAACAGAAGAAGCGCAAGCTTGCCGAAAAGGAGAAGATACGCGACTTCATCTCGGGCATAGAGAACAGCGGCAAGCTCTGGATAGCGGGCTACTATACCACGCCCGACGGCAAGGAGGTGAAGATGGTGCGCATCACCCGCATCGACACCTCGAAGGATGGAGGCGACTACAGCGATGATATTGCGGAGAGTAACAACATGCAGTGCTATGCCGACAATATCCACCCCAACCTGGTGGGCGCCACTCCCGGCAAGAGCCAGAGCAACAATTCGGGTTCCGACAAGCGCGAGCTCTTCACGCTGAAGCAGAGCATAGAGAAGGCATTCCACGACCTGATGGAGACGGTTCACTGGGTGATCATCTACTTCAACCACTGGGAGGAGAAGGTTTATCCGGATGTGCCGCTCATCATGCTCACCACCCTTGATGAGAACAAGGATGCCAAGAAAGTGTCTAACAATCCAAATTCAAAGACAGATGATTAATATTACCGCAGAACAGTTTGAGCAGCTCCTTCCATTCGTGGGGGCTGCCACGGAAGACGTCTTCACGAAGGCTCTGCCATCGATGGAGAACGTTTACTTCGACCTCGTGGCCACCGTCATCGGTTCCGACTTCGAGGATGCCGCCTGTGCTGAAGGCAGCGCTTTACTGGGCAATGTCCGCTCATACGTCATCCTGAAGGCATTCATCCTGCGTCTCCGTTCCAACGATCTCATCATGACCGACAACGGTTTCGGTATCGTTTCCAACGAAAACATATCGCCAGCATCCCAAGCCAGGGTGGATGCCCTGCTCAGGGAGCTGACCTACAAGCAGGACCAGCAGCTGCATGGCGTGCTGAACCGCCTGCGCACGGTGGAAGGCTGGAGCGAGACGGTGCAGGCATGCAACAACATCGCCTCTTTCTTCTGGTCGCCATTGACGCTGAGGGCTTACTCGAGTGTACGCGGGTTCGTCACCTTCGACGACCTGGCAGCCCACCGCAACGAGATAGGAATGGCAGAACTGGTGCTGCGCAAACAGTTCTCCGACTCGCTCATCGAGCAGCTGCTTGAGGAAGAGCGCAAGGCACAATATGAGCCATTCCATCGGCACGCCATCGTGAAAATGTGCCATTTCATCGGTGCTCACATTTCTACAAAAGAGGCTCCTGCCGACCCTCGATACAAGGATCTTGCCTATGCTGCAGCAGCCAACTTCATAGAGGAGAACATCGATAAATTCCCAAAATACAAGGATTCACCGGCCTACAAGGCCAATCACATGCAAGCGTATGAGAACAAAGCTGACGACCCGACCTTCTTCTTTGCAGGATGACGGAACACTGAACCTTCACGTTCCCCACTCCTGGAGTGAACTGACACAGGACCAGCTGCGCTATGTGCTCATCCTGCTCACCCAGGGATGGGAGGAGTGGCACGTAAGGACCTACCTTTTCGCCCGGTTTGCCGGAATCAGGGTGCTCAACGAGAAGAAGGACGGCTGGCTCTGCGAAACCAAGACGGAGAAGGGCGGAAAGGTGAGATTCTTCCTGGAGCTGTGGCAGGTGCAGAGCTTCTGCGAGGCATTCGACTTCGTGTTTGAAGATACCGGGGCTGAAAACAGGCTCGATTCCATCGGACTCTACAAGGCGGCAGACCTGGAGCTCTACGATTACCCGTTCGAGTATTACATCTGTGCGGACAACTACTTCCAGCAGTATCTGCAGTCGGACAAGACGAGCGATGAGCCGCTGAAGGAACTGGCACGATATCTCTATCTGGACAATGAGGGCAACCAGGCAGCGCACATCAAGTGCTCTACCTATGAGCTGATGGGTGTGTTCCTCTGGTTTATGTGGATAAAGCACAACTTTTCCACAAAGTTCCCCCATCTCTTCAAGCCTGCAGCTGAAGGAGGCGAAGGAGAAAATGACATGGAGGCATCGATGAATGCACAGATCCGGGCACTCACGGGCGGGGATATCACCAAGGAGGAGACTATCAGGAAAGCCAATGTGTGGCGGGCACTCACCGAACTGGATGCCAAGGCACGCGAGGCAGAGGAGTTAAACAAGAAACTGAATAAATCATGATCAAGACAGAAATCAATACCCCATCGGTACAGGTGGGCTTCGATGCATTCTCTTACTTCAGAGACCTGGCAAAGCGCAACAAGCTATGCTGCGAGCTGGGTTTCATTCCTACCACATGCTCTACACCACAGGCTTTCGAGGGAATGCTGGCCAATATGTCGAAGGGCAGGAACTTCATCGTCATAGATGACACCAACGACGGCAACGTGGCCATCAACGGCGACGGCAGTTTCCGCAAGGTTGTCACCTATACGGTGTGGATCCTGATGCGATACAAGTTCAACGACATGAACGACCGCCAGGAGAAGCTGAACACCTGCAGAAAGATTTTCCGGCAGTTTCTGAGCCGTATCATCATCGACAAGATGAAGTGGGAAAGCGACTTTACCTATCTGCTGAGCGACCAAGTGGACAACCGGGAGATAGGCGCATATTTCATCAACGGGCTCACTGGCGTGGAATTCCACATCGACGTGAGCGAGCCATTAGACCTGGTATATGACAATGAAGAATGGAACGAATAACATCAAGACTCCCGTATCTCAGGAAGACATCCATGCCTACGAGCGTGGATGGGCAGAAGAGATGGTGAAAATCTGGAAGGAGAAGATCATGCACTACCGCATCCGCCATACGGGTGCTCTCTTCAACAGCGTGCAGGCTACTTCCTTCGGAGGTTCCAGCCGCACGATTGCCCATAAGTTCCTGCTCTACGGCCTGTATCAGGAAGCGGGAACGGGCAACGGTTATTACCATGGCAATCCAGGAGATCTCCCGTTCCTGGATCCGAAATACCGTGCGCAGCATCATCTGGGCGAACCCAGACAGAGGCGTCCATGGTTCAACCGGAAGTATTATGCATCCATCATGAAGCTGAACGATATGGAGGGCTATTTCTATGGCGAGGAATACCAGGGTCTGATGGCAGACCTCTTCAAGCAGATGTTCGGCAAGCTGTAGTGTATTTTTGTTAAGGGAATCTTATTTGTATTTTTGCTTCAAAATTAAAATAAAAACATGCAAAACGAAAATACCATACAGGAACTGATCAGCAGACTCACGGAAATTCGAGACGAGCGAGCCAAGGGAGCCAACACGGCAAGACGCGTGGGCAGCGCCATGCTCGCCCTGCTCAACTACGCCATGCAGGATAATGGAACCTATCTCTCGAAGGAGCATGATGATGCTGCAGATGGCGTCATCACCTTCCTGAAGGGGCTTATATCCGAGGCCAAGGCAGAACTGAAGGAAGGAGCTACGTTCGGCGACTTCGTATCAGGAATCAATGGCGGCAAGGGCGCACAGATAGACACTCTTGGTAATGCTGAGATGGAGAGCATCACCGTACGCTCATACATGAAGGTGATGGAGCTGATCGTGAACCGTCTGACTGCACTGGAGGGAGACCAGCTCTTTACAGAGAGCGATACCATCGAGAGTGTCAGCTACCTGGGAGACAACTGCTACGGACTGAAGCTCCGGTCCAAGTATAAGGGTTATTTCACTGCCCAGCACGTAAACAACGTGCTGAAGGGCATTGTCAACAACGTAGCCACGGCTGCTGTCAGCGACAAGACGGCACTCTACTACACCTCGTGGATGCGGGTGAACAGCGTGAATGCCGTGACTAACTACATCGAAGTTTCCCTCTACCCGGACAATGAGGTTCCTGCCGGAAAGAATTTTCCTCCCTGCGAGCTGATGAACATCGCCCGATGGGGAAACCAGACCGACGAGAGCCTGCAGCAATGTTTCTACCTGTCGAGTTCTGAAGGCAGGATCGTGAAGCTCACGGGCGTGACCAAGCCTATCCTGGAGAACTGGAACTACGGTATGGTGTTCGGAGATATGCCATCCTTCCTGAAGGAGATGAACCTGCCACTGATGAAGGACCGGGACTATATGTATGCTGCCGGCATCATCACCCAGGACATCATACAGATAGACTATCAGGGCAAGCCAGTGGTGACCTACGTGGATAGAGGTCAGTTCAGCAAGACTGCCCAGTATTACTGCGCATCGCTCAACGATGAAACCGGCAAATATGAAACATCAGACGTATGGTACACCGGCTGCAAGTGGAGATGCCAGAAGACGGGAACCCATGCGGAACCACGCTGGAACAGCACCGACTGGGCAATGATAGAAGGCAATCCCGCCTTCTCCGTGGATTTTCAGGAAGCGGAAGCCATCTACGACTTCGACAACTTCGTTGCCCCGCTCACCATCGTGGCAACGCTGTACGGGCAGGACATTACGGATGACATCCTCGATACGGATGTTGCCTGGACCCGATATACAGAGAACTCGCAGGGAGTGCAGCGCGTGACTTCGGACACCGTCTGGGCTGAGAAGCGGGGAGGTGCAGGCAAGTCTATCGTCCTGACACAGGAAGACCTCTCGCTGGACAGTGATGGCGTGCCGAAGAAGATCAGTTTCACCGCCACCGTCACCCTGAGGGATGGCATGGGCAATGAGGCAGACAGACAATCCGTATCCTTAGATTATATGAAACCATAAACAAATATCATCATCATGAAACAGATAAGATTTGATTTCAAGTACCAGCCGCTGCAGGTCAATAAATCGGTGACGCTGGGAGGTGGCGTTCCGAACGAGCAGACCTACGATGCCGACTCGGGGGAGTTTTCGCCGGATTATTCCCTCGTGCCGGTCTGCATCAAACCGGTGATCGGCATTATCGACAGAGACCTGATACTGACGAGCGGCTGCGTTAATGCCCAGCTTACAGACGTATCCTGGCGCAGGGTTGTAAATGGAGTGGAAGAGAAAACACCCCTGGTGAGCACAGCAGGAAAATATACGATCACTGCGAGTGGGGACGAGAACGGCAAGCTGCTCTGGTATGTCAATGCCGCACCGCAGAAGCCCATTCTCCTCAGGTTCAAGGCAGCGTATATGGACCCCAGAACCGGACAGATATATAATATTGTAGAAGACGTCTCTATTACGTGCCGTAATGCGACGCATTACATTCCGGTGCTCCAGCTTTCTGGCGGAAGCAGTTACTATAACCCGACCCGTGATGAGGACAAGCAGACCATCACGGCATCTCTCCGTCTCGGAACAGAGGAATGCAGCGCCGGCAAGCGGGCCTTCGTATGGGAGATTGCCCGCAGCAGCGGATACTTCACGGCGGTGACGGCAGACGACCTGGAGCTGAAGATATCCTCAGACGGGACCACTGCCACCCTGGACCGCTCCCTGATGGGCGATCAGATAACGATAAGATGCAGGGCGAAGTACAGCGCAGCCGGCAATCCATCTGCCGTGCAGCTCACAGATGCCTCTCCTTCCAAGGTGATTACCATAGCAAGAAGAGTTCCGCCTGTAGATGTCGAGATCCTGGACACGATAGATACTCTGCAGCCGGGAACCAGGAACTTCAATCCGAGAGCCTACATATATGATAACGTGGGCGAGATTCCTAATCCTACCAAGGATATCCTCCCGATATGGTATTTCGGCACCAACAGTCATACGAAGGCGATAGACTTCGTCCAGCAGGGACACGGGCTCAACCCTACCATCCCCACAGACCTGATGGATGCCAAGTTTGGAGGTATCCTGCAGATAGACCCGGTAATCCTCAATCCGCTGGCTCTACTGACAGACGGAGACGGAAAGGTGATAACGGACGGCGACGGAAAGGCCATCGTGTTCCATTAATTTTCAGAAAATCATCAATTATCAATATAACTATGGAAAGATATGTAAAAGTGAACCGCAAGGTAGCAGAGTTCCTGCACCTTGAGAATGACCGTACGCAGTTCAAGGACGGCAACTTCCTGCTCTGGATGCAGGATATCATGGTATTCGGCAGTCTCATCAACTTCAATCAGATTCTTGCCCAGATAGGTGCTGTAGCCCTGGACGGGGATTCTGCGAAGCAGGAGCAGGATGGTGAGTGTACTCATCTTCTGCCTGAAGCTACAGACGAGAGATTCGTCATAGAAGAGAAGTCAGCCACGGATGAAACCGAAGGCAAGGAGGAGTCCTCTTCCGGTAATGCCGAGGCTAAGGAGGAACCTGGCGAGCAGGTTCCCGGCGAGCAGGCAAGTGTTCAACCTGAAAACAAGGAGGAATAAGGTATGAGCAGCGCAAGTAAAACCGTCCATATCAAGTTTCTCAGCAAGCTTGGTACCTACACCCCGCTGATCCAGTCGCCAAGCGGAGACCTGTATCAGGAATACCAGCAGGTAGGAGATAAGGTGGTGACATACCCGGATTTCTCCAAGACCAAGCCGGAACTGTACTTCATCTGCACATCTTCGAGAGCGGTCGAAGGTGCGGTTACTCCGGCAAGCATGAGATATTACTTCAACGATTCGGAAATCACCTTCGCTTCCAGCGGAGTTTCTGACGGGCTGTTTGCCGGAATGTTTGAAATCATCCGCCCTAGTACGAACCAGCCATACTTCGGTCTCAGAATCGTGAAGAATCTTGCTGAAGCTTCCCGGTTTGCATCTATCGTCATCAAGATGGTGGGCAAGATAACTGCAAGGGGACAGCAGTCGGATCTGACAGATGATATCCAGGAGACGTACTCGATACCCGTTGTTCCTTATACCGGAACTGCCTACAGAGTCACCATCATGGCTGGAGATAGCAAGATGTTTACGCTTCAGAGTCCGACAGACAGCTGTGTGCTGAAGGCGAAGACCACGCAGGGCAACGAGACGTTTTCCAGCGGACTGTACTACAAGTGGTACAGAGCCGCCAACACGGCGAACGGCTGGGAGCAGATTTCAGGGGATAGCAGTGCTACCATAACCGTGAAGGCTACCGACGTGAACTGTACGAGAGAATTCATGGTAGAGGTATATAACAACAGCAGCATGAGCAAGGACAGCATGCTGGGATTCGATTTCCAGACCGTCATCGATACAAGTGATCCATACGAGATAGAACCTCATCCATCTCCTTCGGACGGAAGCATCGATGAGGATACTTCGGGCAACGGATCCGTAACCTATACTCCCAAGCTTGTAACCAGAGGTACGAATAACGTAGTAGCCTCCAAGTTCTTCTTCACTCTGAAGTCGCAGTCGGGTGTGGTTCTCAACACGGAAGCAAGCAGAAATAATACCAAGGCGCTCAGTTCCTTCACCGTGACAAGACAGGATTGCATCAACGGCGGATACAGCGATATTGGACTCACCATAGATTCGGAAAAATAATGGCATCAAAAACCGTAATAATCAAATTCTACCGCATCGGTGTTGGCATTTCCAACACCGATGTGGAATATGCAGACTCCACGAGCAGTTCTACTGCCCCTACATCCGGCTGGCAGACCAATGCTCCTGCCTGGCAGAATGGTCACTATATCTGGACTCGCACCCATATCTACTATACGAATGGGAACGAGAAGCTGAGTGAACCCGTCTGCCTGCCATCCGGAAAGGGCATCGCCAAGATTGAGGAATGGTATTACCTGTCCTCATCGGCAACCTCGCTCGCCGGAGGCTCATGGGTGAAGGATAAGGCTCCTACATGGAAGAACGGATATTATATCTGGACGAAATCCGTCATCACATACACCGATGGTACCAGCAGTTCCACGTCACCGATATGCACGGCGGGAAACAAGGGTGATAAAGGTGATAAGGGTGATGAAGGCGATAAAGGAGAAAAAGGCGATAAAGGAGAAAAAGGCGACAAGGGAGAAAAGGGTGACAAGGGAGAAAAGGGTGACAAGGGCAACCAGGGCGAAAGAGGAAAGTATATGAGAGGTCCCCAGGACTGGAAATCGCTCCCAGATGGATTCACCTTTTACCCCTTTGAGAACAATGAGGTCGCTTTCTTCGATACCATCGAATACGAAGGTGAATACTACGAGTGCAACAAGAAGCACACGAAGAATTCCTCTGTAACACCGCTTTCTGATTATAAGACATACGGAGGTAAAGGAAACTGGAAACTCGGCACGCGGTTCAGCATGGTGGCCGCAAAGATATTGCTAACGCAGTACGCCTTAGTCAAAAATCTGGGTGTAGAGACCATCGACATGAAAGATGCCGACGGTAATATTATCTTTCAGGCAAAAGACGGCGAAGTTACTTGCAACAAAGGTACTTTTAACAACATAAAAGTTACAGGCGATAGTGAATTTAGCGGAACGATGAAAGCCGTAAGCGGAAGTTTCAAAAGTCTAAATTGTGTGGATAATAGCGGCAAAGTCGTGGGTAATATTACCTTTGGTAGCGATGGGCGAATGTGGTTTGACGGCGATATGTACAGCCAAGGTTATAGAGACGATAAAAAACGAAACAACCGATTTTACGCAAGTGATATCCTTTGTCGTGGGGTGTTTGGGCACCTGGAAAAGATTACGGCAGTAGTCAAAGGTACATATATGTATGTGTATTCAAAAGGAGCAGATCGACCGGGTACGTATGTAAGTCTCAAAACAGGCACAACATCGAATAATAAGACTTTTTATTACATACCTCTTTACAGTCCGTCGAATACCGATGATTTGTCGGGTCTGCCAATCGACGTTGTGGTTTTTAACACTTCATCAGATTACTATTATGCTTTTTCGGGCATGAGAAACGGTAAGGAATGGAGAGTTATTAACGGAAACAACAACCAGACAGTACATTTTTGTGATGTTGGCGGTTGGCACTCATTATTGGGCGGTGCCTCAGTAAATTGTATGTATGTAAACCCAGCATGGCTAAATCCAGTACCGGGCACATCTGATATTGGAAGAGGTGTATTTTGGGCTGGAGAGACGGATTTAAATTGGTAACAAACTTTAATTTTATTGAATTATGGAAGTAAAGACATTAAAAACGGTTAATGCCGTATCAACAGTTAACAGCAATCAGACATTCCCGATTGTTGACAGCAACGGAAACATAACTCGCATCACCCTCGATACACTTCGCAAGGTGATTACCAGCGGACTGGATCTCAATGCCATCGAGGATGGTATTTTCATCATGTACCACCGTGCCAGCGATAATTATCCGCTGATGGTGAAACCGCACCAATGGCCATCTCTCGAAAAATCGGGAGAAATTGCAGACGGAGTCGTGATCTTCGAGGGTGGCCGCCACCTGGTTGTGGCTCCAACCCAGGCAGATGCGCTGCCATGGTCGAGTGCTGCCGTACAGGCAGATTCGCCAAATTACGGAAATGATGATAATTATGCAGCAGAGGTTAGCGGAAATAACCGTCTCGCAGTCATGCTCGACTTCAATGGCCGTCAGCATACAGACGCTGCCATCAAGGCATCATCCTCTGCTCACGTCACCAATACGGCATCATACGCTCCAGGATATTGCAGGGCATACAGTCGCGCGAACAGCAAGGGCAAAGGTTTGACGGCAGGTTATTGGTGGCTTCCATCTGTCGGAGAATTGCTGATGATGTACGCCAACAAGCTCAAGATCAACTATGCTCTGTCACTCATCAAGGGTGCGCAGCTCCTCGATAGCAGTTGGTACTGGTCCTCAACCGAGACCAGTTCTGCGCGCGCGTGGTATATGTACTTCGGCGACGGCAGCCTCTACTCCTGGTACGATAAGGTTGGAGGCAGGACTCATGTTCGCCCGGTTTCAGCATTTTTACGATAGTTAGCTGTTAATAGTTAATCGTCCTCGACCTTAAAGTCAGATCGGAAGA